GTCAGCAAATTGTTTGACAACTTTCAGCCACAATCATCTGGCGACAAGCCACGTTGGTTGAAAGAAATGAAGAATGCTTTACATAATTGGAAGCTTCTTCTCGGTAATCCAGCATTTAAGCAGATTTCTCGTGTGTTATCACTACTTGTCACACTTGGAGTTGTGGAGTCTACCTCCATCTCTCTTGGAAATTTTGAAATTTTTGCTATAGAGGCGCAAACAAAACATGCCACGTCTCTAGATTTGATGGACGCCATCATTGATACTATTGTATTCTTCGCCGAAGGAGGATATATGTGTTATGTTTCTGGCTCCATCTCCCCATTGTTGTTTTCATCACCCAAGATGGCTCAGCTGGAAGAGCAATACATCACTAAGCTAGCACAATGGGAGCATGCAAGGAATGGTAACCTTGAACGCTTCACAGATATTACAGAAGCTACTTTTGATAAAGAACTTAAAGACCTCGTCGAAGAGTTCGGTCAACTGTATAAAACAACACCAAATGGAACTGAAAAGAGGATTATCCAAAACAAATGGGAATCTCTCTCGAGGATCTATACTGAGTTTACTGCAACCCGAGTGTGCGGTGGACTCCGAAAGTCTCCTATGGCTATTAAGATCTATGGAGCATCTGGAGTAGGCAAGTCCACACTTGCTGATATCACAATGGTGACTACTCTTAAGGCTATGAATAAGCCCTGTACTAGTGATTTTATATGCACTTTGAACGACAAAGACAAACACATGTCCAATTATCGGTCGTATATTCAGGGAGTTAAGTTAGATGATCTTGGCAACACTAAGAAGGAATTTTGGGAAGTTGCCCCTTCTGACACTATTATCAAAATTGTCAACAATGTCCGAGAATATGCCGTCATGGCTGACTTGGCTAATAAAGGTAAGATTTCGATCGAGCCTTCTTGTATGACCATTACTACCAATGTTGAAGAACTTCATGCAGGATTGACTAGTTACAATGCTATGTCTGTTCTCAGACGTTGCCATGTGCACGTTGAGGTTAAGGTGAAAAAGGAATTTGAGACTAACAATCTCTTAGATTCAGGCAAAGTGATTGCGAAGTTTGGCAAAGTTGGCCAGCTTAATGATATTTGGAACATCACTATCAAAAAGCCAATTGGTACTGGTAAAGATAATGCTTATTTTAGTCATTATGAAATTATCAAGGAAAACATCTCAATTACTGAGTATGTTAATTATATCTCTGCTAAAGCGCAAAAGCATGAGAGGGAACAGTCTAACATTGTGGACTCGTTCCAGGAACCTTCTGACATCGTACAATTGTGCGGTGAATGTATGCGTTGTGTTGAAACGTGTACTTGCGTTCACATTGAAGAGGAAGAAGTTGCTTCTGTAACAGAACTCTCTGATGATAGTGATAGTGATTCAGATTTTGAAGATGCTGAGGAATACGAACCTCAGTTTGGAGAGCGTTTAGCAGGACACATTGTCCGTCAGGGAGAGTCCTATAAGCATGTTATTCGTAAGAAGCAGGCTATTGTGGAAACCAAGGTGGAGGACTTATCCATTAATGTATTATTGGCTTCTTTGAAGAAATTCGAGGAATCACCATACGCGTTGTGGACTAGTTATATCCCTGAGCAGTGGATGGACAATGATTACGTCAAATCAACTATATTGGCGTATGGACAAGATGTTATTGGACAGAGTGTGCAAGATTATTTATACCGAATGTCTGCCACAACCTTAGTTATTACAACAGCTTCATTCAAGGTCTTCGGATTGCGATTTGCAGTGACAGTAATGCTTTGTGTTGGTCTGTACCATGCATTTTCTATGGCAGGTATCATAGAGACCAAAAAGACAGCCTATATGGATGCTCTTGTCAAATCTCGTGAGACCTTGCCCGAATGTTTTAAAACTCTCCGTGATCAACATGTCAAGACCGCTTGTATGTTATTCGGAGCTATTGGTTTTATGTATGCTGCTGCCCAGACCTACAAGGCAGTTAAAGCAAATTTAAGGATGCAGGGTAAGTTGGCACCAAAATCCGTTGACGACGTTAGGGAACGTGATATGGAAGCTGACATTTGGCGACAGCCAGAACCTGTTCAGATGGATAGTAATGGTAGCTTTGGAAGTAAAGACCATATTGATGGAGGACTTCGATCTGCGCAATTTGTTGTAGAGATCGGAAATAGTTTTTCAGGAGCTTTTTGTCTTGCTACTAAGGAGTTTCTTATTCCTGCGCATATGCTACCACATGAGCCAATGGAGGCCAAGTTTACTGGGCGTGTCGGGACAACCCGCATGGTGCTCAATCCCGAAAGGGCTGTGAAGATTCCAAACACAGATTTAGCTTTGGTCTATTGTCCCGCTGCTGCACCAGCTAAGGATATGCTTAAACATTTCGAAAGGGATTACATCCGTAGTCCCATGCCAGCCACATTGCATGGCGTTGATGAAAATCTTAAACAATTCTCCGATAGACTTTATTGGAAGCATTCTAATGATGTGCACAATGGTGCAGAAGTCTTTCCTGGTTCGTTTTATGAACTGAGGAATACGGAGACATTTGAAGGGATGTGTATGTCATCCATCATTTCTGATTCCAGGGAACGTAAGATTATTGGTTTCCATGTAGGAGGAGTCACAAACACTCGTAAGGGTTGCGCTTGCGCTATTACTGTACCACAGTTGATAGTTGCTAAGAACAAACTCATCTCCATGAGTGCGCTGCACATGTCTGCCCCTCAGATGAAGGAACTTCCTGATTCTATGATGGGTATAGATTATGCTAAGAGTCCTACTGTCGATAGGAAATGTCCCACTAATTTCATCTCTGGAGATCCAGCACTAGTTGTATATGGAACGGTGACAGGGAAATCGACATTTAACTCTAATGTTATTGAAACTCCAATCTCTAAGATTGTGGAAGATGTAACGGGAGTACCCAACAGACATGGTCCACCTAAATTCAAATCTCCTATTGTGAGAAAGGATGGACATGTCGATAATCAAACATGGTTACCATGGTATAACTCACTGGAAGTGTGTTCGAAGCCCTCGATTGGTTTTGATCCTGTGAAGGTAGAGGTTGCTATGGACGACTATGCTGGTGGAATTATTGAAGCTTTAGAAAGTCTCCAAGAGATGCATAAAGCCGAGATTAGGCCCCTAACACACCAAGAAACCATTTCTGGTATTACGGGGAAGAGGTTTGTAGACGCGATGGTCTCAAAAACCTCAATTGGTTACCCTATTGGGGGACCTAAGTCAAGGCACATGGTTGACTTACCACCAACAGATGAACATGATTGCCCAAGGGATTTCACTCCTGAGATCTTGGCTGAAATCGAGTCTGCACTAGCATCAGCTGATGCCGGTGAGTTCATGAATATGATTTTTGGAGCCAGTCTAAAGGATGAACCTACTAAATTTGGTTTGCACAAGGTGAGAGTATTCCAAGCTGCTCCTTTACCATTACAATATGCTATTAGGAAATACTTTTTACCATTGGCACGGGCTTTGTCATTGCACCCGTTAGTTTCGGAATTGGCCGTAGGAATTAATTCTCAAGGCCCTGAATGGAATGAATTGTCAGAATTTATGGCAAAGCATGGCGATGATCGCATTCTTGCTGGAGATTATTCTAAGTACGACTTGCGAATGCCTGCCCAACTCACCTTGGCAGCATTTGCTACTTTAATTCGTATAGCTGAATGGTCTGGTAATTATACAGCACAGGATATCAAAAGGATGCAGGTAATTGCACACGAAGTATGTACACCTTTGGTTGCTTACAACGGTACTCTATTACGCTTTTTGGGAACCAACCCTTCAGGTCAGAACATGACCGTTTATATTAACAGTATCGTAAATTCGTTGTTGCATAGGATTTGCTTTTTTGAGATTTACAAACCCTCAGAAATGGCAAAAATTGGCGAAGAGCTCGGCTTAGGCAGACCAGCTGTATACCGGGATATTGTCGCTACGATGACATATGGTGATGACGCGAGAGGTTCAGTCCGAAAGGGCTTTGATCTTTTTAATCACATCAGCATGGCCGATATTCTCAGAGAGAATGATATGGTCTTCACAATGCCCGACAAAGAATCGGAACCTACACCTTATATGAATAGATATGAAGCTGATTTTTTGAAGCGACAGGATAGGTTTGAACCAGAACTAGGTGTTCATGTGGGTATGTTGGATGAGGCTTCGATCTTTAAGTCTCTTCACAGCATTGTTAAATCCAAGACATGCACTACAGAACAAGTATGTGAACAGAATGTTGATGGTGCTTTGCGCGAGTGGTTTTATCACGGACGTGAAGTTTTTGAAAAGCGTAGAGCACAAATGAAGGAGGTTGCTCGTCGTGGTAATCTGTCTTGCGAAACTTTGGATGAAGATTTCGATAGCCGCGTTGACGCTTGGAAGAAAAAGTATGAGTACACACCTCAGAGTGGTATAATTACTACAGAATCTGATGATAAGGGATTTTCTATCGAGTCGGTAACATATGATGCTACTATTGTCCCACCTATCTCAGAAGTGACTGCTGTCGCTGATGAAGATGAATTAATTGCGGCTGTGAAGTCTGTTTTGGGGGAACCCAATTATGAGCAGTATAATATAGTTGCACAAGAATTTGGTCAAGGTGACTTATTGTATAATAGTGATGAAGTAATTCTTATTATCGAGTGTAAGCGAGTCAGAGGAAGAAGTGGAAGTTATAGGACGAAAGTCAGACGACAAGCTATGAAATATGCGGGAGCTTTCGCTATTTTGCGACCCGAATTGACAATATATGCTATAACATATACGGAATATGGTTTTGAAATTGTAGATGTACATGGAGAACCAAGATTCCCTGAAAAATTTGCAGAATTTTTAGATGTAGTACCAATTCATTATTCATAAATAAACATGGACCGTTATGTCTTAAAACTGTCCGGAGGTGTGTACCGCAACATCATCGTTATTCCAAGGAAAAACCAAAGTGGCGTGTGCTTCTGATTACAGGTGTATAACTAGGGTTTAGTGTTCCCCTAGCTGCAGACTGCTTTAGCACATTATGAATGACGCGAACATGCGAGTGACTGTTTAGTCACAGTGGTTAATAGCCCCACAAACCAAAACATGAATGGACGGTTGCGATGATGCACGTAACTGATCTTTATAAACAAACAGCATTAGTAAACTTTTTACATTAATTAAGGAGCCCAAAGTCTCCCAAACTTTGGATAACATTATGGAGTATTTCTACGATATCATTGATCAAGCTTGGACGGAAACTTTTCCCGAAGAGGTCTTAGAATACACTCCACAAAGTGGTGCTCTTGGAACTATTCAAGAAGAAGGCACTGCAAATTTGACCTCACAGATTACGAACTTTCAGGAGCAAAGTCCAGGTTGGACTACTGTGATTGGGACAGGTTCCGACCCTACCATGAACTTAAGTAATAACTCAGATTCTGACCTTGGTAATTTTCTCGAGCGTCCTACCCGGATTGCAGAATACCAATGGGCTGTCAGTTCACCTCTCTTTGAACGTCTCAACCCCTGGCAACTCTTCCTCAACGATCCCCGTGTTGCAGAGAAGATTGCCAATTTTGAACTTTATAGAAGCAAACTCCATGTCAAGATGGTTATATCTGGCACTGGTTTTCATTATGGTAGGGCTCTTGTATCTTACAATCCTTACATTGGCTCTGATGAAATTACTGTTACGAGGAACTTCCTCGATGTCGACTTAATAGCAGCTTCTCAGAAGCCACATTTCTTCCTGAACCCTACAAATAACTCGGGAGGACAATTAGACTTGCCATTCTTTTGGCCCAAAAATTACTTATCACTCAGCACCACAGATAGGAATGATATGGGAGAATTAACACTCAAGTCTTTTGGAGTATTACAGCATGCCAATAATGGTGATGACCCTGTTACCATAACGGTTTATGCGTGGGCTAGTGACGTTGTTCTAACTATGCCTACGAGTATTACTACCTTAACTGCTGCAGATTATACTCCCCAATCTGGAAATTTAAATTCTGGAGATGAATATGGGAAGGGGATTATTTCCGCGCCTGCGTCAGCAATAGCGCATGCAGCCGGCAAACTCAAAGATGTTCCTACTATTGGACCATACGCGAGAGCCACCGAGATGGTAGCTAAGGGAGTAGGGGACCTTGCTACACATTGGGGGTATTCTCGGCCTCCAATTGTTACTGATATCGTGTTGCAAAAGCCTTCACCAGCAGGCAATTTATCTAACACTGATGCAGCCGATGCAGTTAACAAACTGTCGTTAGATTCTAAACAAGAGTTGACCATTGATTCTCGGACAGTAGGATTAGATGGAGAGGATCAGATGGACATAGCGCGCTTCGTGCAACGTGAGTCCTTTCTTGATCGCTTCACTATGAATTCTAATGAGGGTCCTGATACTCTTTTATGGAATTGTAGGGTTACACCAAATCTTTATGGAATCCAAGGTGATGAGATGCACCCCACGCCTATGGCTATGATGGCTCAGGCATTCGAAAAGTGGCAGGGCACTATCAAATACAGATTCCAGATCATCAAGTCGAACTTTCACAAGGGAAAACTGTTGATCAGGTGGGATCCTAGAGCAAATGATGCTAACATTCAATACAACACTGTTTATTCTCGGGTCATTGACATTGCGGAGTGTGATGATTTTGAGATTTGTGTTGGTTGGGGTCAAGCAGCTCCTTTCTTGCTATGCGATCGTATGCGTCCAACGGATACATTATTTGATGGCGATACAAGATTGCTTAACGACACACTAGGACGTTACAATGGGGTTTTGGAAGTCTCAGTTGTTAATAATCTAGTGGCACCTTCTACCGACACACCAATTCAATTCAATGTCTTCGTATCGGCATGCGATGATATGAAATTTGGAGAGGTATCACCTAGTAAGTTGAAACTATATGGGCTCTGGCCTACACCTGTTGAAGCTTTAAGGGGAGCTTACACTCCACAGTCGGGTATTGTAGACGCAGCAGCTATGGCTGGCACGTCAGAAGGTAATACGGATGTACCTACAAATCCGGATCCTATTCAACCTATTGCACCAACTGGTGTGGTAGCGGATCAAACAATGAATGTCTTTTTCGGAGAATCACCCAAATCCATTCGAGAATTGCTTCGACGATATGTACTACACCGAGTAGATGTACGAGAAGCTTCGCAATCCAGCAATTCAAAATTTTTGAAGATTAAAGACAAAGGGTTAGGCCTATTTCCAGGCTATGACC